TAAGTTAATCGCTATGATGACAACTACACCAGAGGTTAGAGCATATTGGAAAGAAAAGTATAAGAACGTATTGATTGCAGTAGGTACAACATCCCTTTACGGAATTCATTCACAATACAATGGTATTCCTTTATTTAAAACACTTGGAGAATCTGCTGGTAAAATCAGTATGAAGCCGGATGATAAATTCTATGACCCTTGGCATCAATGGATTAAGGAAAATCATTCAGAGTGGTATGAAGAAAATATTACTAGAGAAAGAGCTCGTAATGGTGCTAATATGGGATATGAAGCTAACGGACCTGTTAGTGGTATCAAACAAAAGATATTAGGAAAGATTTTCAAAGAGTGTAGTATTAAAGCTAACGAATACCATCATGGGTTTAAGAGAGGTGTGTATATGGCTATGATGTATGAAAACGGATGTGAATTCCTTCGTAATGAAATCACCGAAGATAAATTAATCCTTAAGGATAAGTTTAAGCAAGGTAATGAGTACATTCAAAAGTGGTGGAAGAAACATGCAATCAGTAGATATACAAAACTACATGATGAAGGACGTATTAAACCTGAACACTTATTCTACATAGATGCTATCGGAATGAGTTGGGAAGAAATGAAAGAAAAATACTTAGGAGAAGTAGGAAGATAATATTAAAAAAACAAAATTATGGCAAAGGCTAAAAAAACACAAAAAGAAGTAGTAGATGCTACACAATTAGAACCAGTTGGTGAGATAAAGTTTACACCCGAAAAATACACAGAATGTGAATGGTGTTTTCAATTTGATGAAGATGCACCACAAGTATTTGCTTGGACTGATGATAATACACCAATTGAAGAAGAACCTAAAGTAATATTCACTGTAACAAATACAAAAGGTTCATACATTACTTTTTCAAATAAGGAAGGTAAATCTTTTAAAATTTTTGCTAGAGAGTTATCCGAAGAAGGTAAAGAACTTAGAACACAGCAAAAAGAATTAACAGAAACTATGATAAATAATTTAGAAAATGAAAGTGAGAATACAGAAGCTTAATCCATTGGCACAAATACCATCATACGCTAAAGATGGTGATGCTGGGATGGATGTAATAGCAACATCGGTTATATCAGATACACCAGAACAAATTACATATGGTTTGGGTATTGCATTGGAAATACCTAAAGGATTTGTAGGATTGGTATTTCCTCGTTCATCAATCCGAAAGACTGGTTTACAATTAAGTAATTCGGTTGGAGTAATTGATAGCGGATATAGAGGAGAACTTCAAGCTACATTTAATAAAATATTTGGTAGTGAGGGTTTTTATGATGAAACTAAAATGCAAACGAATGAATTTTACAAAGTAGGTGATAGAGTTGCACAAATTATGATTATACCACATCCTCCAATTGAGTTTGAAGAAGCTGATGAGTTATCGGATACTGAAAGAGGTGAAGGTGGATTTGGTTCAACTGGAAAATAAAAAATAAATTATGTTTGAATATCAAGAAGAAAGTGTAAATCACACATTGTGGACTGAAAAATATAGACCAACAAAGTTAGATGATTATGTAGGCAACGAACACTTAAAAACAAAAGTTGCTGGTTATTTAGAAAATGATGACATTCCACATCTATTATTATTTGGTAGAGCCGGTACTGGTAAAACCACATTAGCAAAGTTGATTGTTAAATCAATTGATTGTGATTATATGATTATTAATGCATCGGATGAGAACAACGTTGAAATGGTAAGAACCAAAGTAAAGAACTTCGCATCATCAATGGGTTTTAAGAAATTTAAAGTAATCATTTTAGATGAGTTTGATTATATGAGTAAAGAGGCACAGGCAATCTTGCGTAACTTAATGGAAACATTTTCAGCACATTGCCGTTTCATCTTAACTTGTAACTATGTAGAGAAAGTAATTGAACCAATTCAAAGTAGATGTCAATCATTTCAAATTGTACCACCAACTAAAAAAGATGTTGCGGTTCAAATGAGTAAGATTTTGAAAGCTGAAAGTGTTGAATTTGATGTAAAAGATTTAGTTCCAATTATTGATGCTAGTTATCCTGATATTCGTAAAGTAATCAACACCTGTCAATTAAATTCAAACAAAGGTAAGTTAAGAGTAGATGTGCAAAATCTATTAGAGAATGATTATAAGATGAAAGTTTTGGATATTCTAAAATCTAATGATGATAGTAGAAACAAATATATGAAAGTAAGACAAGCTATCATAGATTCTAAAGCAAATGATTTTTCAGAACTATATACTCTACTTTATGATAAGGTTGATGAATATGCACCAAACAACACATCTGGAGTTATCCTATTTTTAGGGGAGGCTGTAGCTAATTCATCTTTAGCAAATGATAAAGAAATTATAGCAGCAGCTACAATGATTAAAATTTTAAATACAATATAATATGGCTAACATTTTAGGAGCAGGAGGACAACCAATTGGAGGGCAAGAAGAAAAACCAATTCCATTAGAAAAAACCGAAGCAATCGGATGTAAAAAATGTGGTGGTGAAATTTTCGTACAAGGTTTTGGATTTCGTAAGATTTCAAAATTACTAACTGGTAAACCAAAAGATGAAGTACTACCAGTTGAACTATTTCTTTGTGGAGATTGTGGTGAAGTACTTAATGAATTATTACCTCCGGGTTTAAAAGTAGAAGAAGAAGCATAATATGGCTAAAACATTATTCGACCATTTAAACGCAATTTGTGATAAAAAAGACCCAAAATATTGGGACACTTTAGAAGAAAGTGAAAAGAAAACATGGAGTAACTATATGATACTCCGTTTTCTTTCTATGAAACCTGAGTGGATAGAACTAATTGCAGATATACAACCTTATATACAAAACGCTCCGCCTAAAGCAATGTATTTGGCATTAATAGAACTAATTCCAAAGACGAGAGCATTCCTAAAATATATGAAACCAGCATCAGCTGATAAATATGAAAATTGGATAGTTGAATTAGTTGCACGATACTATGAAGTATCTCAATTGGAAGCTGAAGGTTATTTGGAAATTCTTTATCAAAGTACAACTGGTAAATTACATATTAAAGAAATAGCTGAAGCGTATGGTACTGACCCTAAGCAAATTACTAAGTTAAAACTAAAAGTTTAATTTGGTAAACTCGGGTATTTTTCGTATCTTTATACAATAAAACAACATAATGGCTAAAGTATCATTTTCACAATATAGTATGTGGAGTTCATGTCCACAACAATACAAATTAAACTACATAGATAAATTAGGTGAGAGTTCTGGTAACATTCACACAATCTTTGGAACTGGAATGCATGAAACTATTCAACATTACCTTTCGGTTATGTATGGTGTTTCCAAAAAGCAAGCAGATGAAATCAATTTAGATAAACTTCTTTTAGAAAAAATGAAAGATGCATTTACTAAAGAGAAAGAATCTCTTAGTGAAGGAGCACCTTGTACCCAAATAGAGTTAGAAGAATTTTATGGAGATGGTAGACGAATATTAGCATGGCTTACAAAGAACATGCAAAAGTTTTATTCAAAATCCGGCTATGAATTAGTTGGTATTGAAATTCCTTTGAACGCTAAAATCAAAGAAGGTGTAAACTTCATTGGATTTATTGATATTGTATTAAGAGATATGGCTGAGAACTCAATCATCATTATTGACCTTAAGACTTCAACAATGGGTTGGAATCAATATCAAAAGGCAGATAAGTTTAAGAATGCACAAATACTACTTTATAAAAAATACTATTCAGAGTTATTTAATATTCCATTACAAAAGATTAGAGTAGAATATCAAATCATGCGTAGAAAACTTCCTGAAGATTCTGCGTTTCCAATCCCGTATGTATCTAAACACATTCCGGCAAATGGAGCACCATCCGTTACAAAAGTATATGATGAGTTTGTAGAATTTGTTAATACGGTATTTAATGATGATGGTACATTTAAAGATATTCCATTCCCTAAAGTACCCGGCACATCTAAAAAGAATTGCAAGTGGTGTGAGTTTATGAGTAGGGGTATTTGTGATGGGAAGGCTTCCTAAAAAAAGTTTGTAAAAATCATTTGTTTTTTATTTATGTATATACTTATATATACAAATATATTAAATACACAAACAAATGATTCAAAACAACACAAAGCTGACAACTGTGAAGATACTGAAAGATGTGTATTCATCATTTAAAAAAGTTTCCTTTGATTCTGATGTAACATTACAAAAGCTGGTAAATAGAACAGTTGAAAAATATGTTAAAGATGAAGATTTTAGAAAAGAAATGAATGAATACTTACAACTACAAATATCAGGTTCACAATTTTAACAACATTAATAAGTTATGGCAAAGAAAAAGATTCTGTTATTATCAGATGATTTAAGAATGGCGAGTGGTATCGCTACAATGTCAAAAGAGTTCGTTTTAGGAACAATAGACAAATACGATTGGTTTCAAGTAGGAGCAGCAATCAACCACCCAGAAGCAGGTAAAATTTTAGATTTAAGTGAAGACATTCAAAAGAATTATGGAGTTGCTGATGCTTCTCTAAAGATACTTCCTTGGAATGGTTATGGTAACGCCGATTTGATTAGACAATTAATCAATACTGAAAAGCCCGATGCTATCTTACACTTTACTGACCCACGTTATTGGACATGGTTGTATGATATCGAACATGAAATCAGACAAAACGTTCCAATTCTATTTTACGCAATTTGGGATGATTTACCAGACCCATTATATAATCGTAACTACTATGAGAGTTGTGATTGGATTGGTTGTATCTCTAGACAAACATATGGTATCATCAAACGATTATCAGCATTAGATACTAAACCAACTTGGAAACCTAAGAAGGATTGGCAAGTAGCGTATGTACCTCATGGTATAAATGCTACTATATACAAACCGGAAGAAGTACCAGCTGAATATCGTAAAGAAGTTTTAGGTGGTAAGGATTTTGATTTCGTATTATATTGGAGTAATCGTAATATCAGAAGAAAACAACCGGCAGATGTTATTGTAGCTTTCCAAAAGTTTTGTGATAAGATTGGTAAAGAAAAAGCTGATAAAGTTTGTTTACTAATGCATACACAACCGGTGGATGAGAATGGTACTGATTTACCAGCTGTAATTGATGCAGTAGCACCTAATTGTAATATCATATTTTCTGAAAAGAGAAGATTGCAAAATGAATTAAATTGGAATTACAATATAGCAGATGTAACAATCAACATTGCTAACAACGAAGGATTTGGATTAGCAACTGCAGAATCTGTAATGGCTGGAACTCCAATCATTGTAAACGTAACTGGTGGATTGCAAGACCAATGTGGATTTAAAGTAGAAGGTAACATATTAGTTGCTGATGATTACATTAAGATTGGTTCACTTCACCAATGGAGAGAGTGGGAAAATAAAGCAATTCCTGGTCCTTGGGCAACGCCTGTTTGGAGTAGAGCATTAGCATTAGCAGGTTCAGTTCCGACACCTTATATTTGGGATGATAGAGTTGATATCGAAGATGTTGCGGAAGCAATCCTTAAAGTGTATAACACACCAAAAGAAGTTCGTAAAGAAAATGCTCTAATTGGTAGAGAAGCATTTATTGGTGAGATGGGATTAACTCATACAAATATGTGCCAAACATTAGTAGATGGTATCGAATCAGTTTTCCAAAATTGGAAACCAAGAGAAAGATTCGAAATATTTAAAATAAAATAAAATGGATAATAGTAAATTAAAAATAAAATTTAATGGATACGAAACCATTACCGAAAACCAAAGTCAAGCAGCTCAAGATTTATTTGTATTATCTTGTTTAAACGGAAAAACAAATGGTACTTTCTTAGATTTAGGATGTCATGACCCTATACACATTAGTAATACTTATTTGCTAGAGAATCAGTTTGGTTGGAATGGTGTTTGTATTGATATTGATACTCAATTGGTAAATAAATTTTCAGGAGTTAGAAATTGTATAGCATTGAATGAAGATTGTACAAAATTAGATTTTCAAAAAATAAAAAGTTATTACAAATCGAATCATATAGATTATCTATCATTAGATTTAGAACCTGCTAGTGTAACTTTAGATTGTTTAGCAACTATACCATTTAATGAAATAGAATTTTCTTTAATAACATTTGAGCACGATAGTTATAGATTTGGAAATTGGTGTAGAGATGTATCAAGAACAATATTAGAAGGACATGGTTATATCAGAATAGCTTCTGATGTAAGTAATGCATATAACATCTACGAAGATTGGTACTACAATCCAAAATATATATCATATGAGGATATAAAGATT